TACTATCCGCAAAAGAACGATTCTATTGAATACCTGGAAAATGGTAAGAAAAGAACCGCGATTATTATTGGCTGCGACTCAAGCCGAGGCGACAACCCTATACTTCATTTAGTTGTTGCAAGGCTGAGTTGATATGGTAAGAAGAGCTGGGCGAATCAGTTCCGTCCGAGCCGCTAAATTTCGCGCTCAAGCCGAAAAAAGTATCGCAGCTCAAATTGAAAAAGATCTCAATAGAAAAGTGGCTCGTGGAATACAAGAATTTGCAGTTAAATCAATGAATAGTCTTGCTCAGGCTGGACCGGCATGGACTGGGGAATTCTCTGCTTCATGGGGATTCGCCCCAGAAGGTACTCAGCCGCAAACTCCTGGCACAACAGGAAGAGTTTACAAGTACACAAAATATGACGTACCTATTCGTTATGTAGAGAATTTAATAAAAAATGGAGTTACGAGATTTAGCATCTCAAACACTTCGCCTCATGCTTCAATTGCGATTGACGAAAGCACGGGAGTATTTGAGCGATCTGGTGTGCCAATAAAAATAGATGACTGGGAATTCGGCGATGCAGACCCACGTCCTGCTTTGAGATATGACATTGGCAATTCTGTCGATCAAAATGATCCAGATGCAAATTCCAGTAGAACTGCCCCGCCAGACTGGTATGTAAATTACTTACTCGGTGGCGCTTTCCAGAAAGATCTAAATGTTGGATTCTCCTTTGGCTTTGAGGAATAATCACAATGAACTATCAGTCAATCCGCGCCAAACTCGAAGGCCCACTACTCACGGCATATAATGATGAAACGCCAGAGATCCCAGTTTATTTTGATAATATAACTTTTGTTCCGCCTGACCCACCAAAAGAATACGTTCGCGTCAATGTAACTTTTGGGTTAACCACTGAATGCGGGCTGACTGGATCGTTTGATTTCGCTAGAGGCGCGATTGTTGTGCGCTGCTTTGCCGCAAAAAGTTCCGGTCCTGCTCGTTGTCAGCAAATGGTTAAGATCGCCAAGGAAGTTTTTGATGCAATCAATGCAACACACAAGACAGCGGATACGACCTACATCCGCGTAAAAGAAATATCTGGACCATTTTTTTCAACTACAGAAGACTTTCCCCACTTTATTGGCAGAATTGAAGCTGGCTGGCAAGCAATTGTGAAGTAGTCGCTACGCTGACTGCAGCCGGGCAGTGCCCGCTAAGCCACTACCCCTTGTTTGTCATGGCAACCGTTCTGTCCGGTATTTCCGGGGCTTTCTACTATAAGCCCGCTGGTACACTCGCCACGTTTGGTGAGCTTGATGTCAACGCCACCAACAACACGATTTTCGTGGGCACCTACATGGGTTTCCGTGTTGGTGATCCCATCAAATTCGATATTGTTGATACAAGCACTGGTGGCACTGGCACCGGCACACTGCCCTCTAGTCTTGTCGGCGCCAACACGTACTATGTGCTGACCTATTCGCAGACCACTGGTCTGATGACAATTTCTTCGACTTCTGGCGGCGCAGTTGAAGACATCACGAATGATGGCACTGTTGTCTCGCCAAATAAGTTCCGTGTTCAGTATGCCAGCTTTGGGGCTGTTGCCGAAGTTCGTGATTGGAGCATCGAAATCTCTCGTGCCGAGATTGACGTGACCACGATTGGCCAGACCATGGGTCAGTACGTGCCGTTCCGTTCGTACATCTCTGGCTTCGGTGATGCAAATGGCAGTGCCACTGTCTACATGACCGACGAGGATAACGCTTTCGGCAACCGCATCATCGAGGACGTTCTGCGCCGTAAGCAGGTTGGCGCCACGATGAAGCTGTATATCGACCGCGTTGAAGTTAGTGGCGTCGTTGATGACACAAAGAGCCGTTCAATCGAAGCTCAGGTCACTCTGACTTCTGCTTCTTTCACTGTCAACCCGGACGATGCCCAGAGCATCTCGATCAACTTCCGTCCATCTGCGGCTGTTGGTCTTGATCTGACAACTTCCGCTTGATTGCTGACTGATCAATTGCCCCGCCTCGGCGGGGCTTTTCTTTTGCTTGGAGCCTTCAAATGCCTACTTCAGTCACTCACGGCACTCTTCCTGATGGAAGCATCCTTGAAATCGGATCTACCGATGATGGCAGGCTTGAAGTTGATGCCGATTTTTCAGACTCTTCAGTAGATTCTTTTGGACGCCTTCGCACGTCAACCCCTTTTACACTGTTTGACTCAAGCCATCGTTTTTCAGATAACGGCTACTGGGCGACTTCAACAGCTACCAGTGGCTCGGCAACTTTTAACTCAAATCAAGGGCTTATTGATCTTGCTGTAACAGCAGCGTCTGGATCTGAGGTAATTCGTGAAACAAAGCGCGTCTTTGCCTATCAGCCCGGCAAGTCGCTTTTGATGATGAATACGTTTGTTTTTGCTTCCGCAAAAACAAATCTTCGCCAACGAGTTGGATACTTTGGGGCGCAGAATGGAATCTACCTTGAGCAAGATGGTACGACCATAAACCTTGTTCTTCGCTCAAGCGTTTCTGGTTCCGTTGTAAATACAGCTATTCCGCAAGCCAATTGGAACGGCGAAGACAAACTTGATGGCACTGGCCTCTCCAAGATCACACTTGATCTTTCCAAGGCGCAGATTTTCTGGATTGATCTTGAATGGCTTGGCGTTGGTACTGTTCGTGCTGGTTTTGTAATTAATGGTCAATTTATTCACTGCCATTCTTTCCACCACGCCAACCTGATTTCTTCTACATATACGACGACTGCCTGCCTCCCATTACGTTATGAAATAACAAATACTGGCGCAACATCTAGTGCTAGTACAATGAAGCAGATTTGCTCAACTGTCCTCTCAGAGGGTGGTTATGAACTGCGTGGAATTGCAGAAAGCGCTGGAACGGCAATTGGCACACCTTATTCTTTAGCTGTAGCTGGAACCTACTACCCAGTTATTTCAATTCGCCTCAAGTCAACAAGACTTGATTCAATTGTCGTACCAATTGGTGGCGCTTTGATGGGCGTTGGCAATGGGCACAATTATTCTTGGCGTGTTTATGAGGCCGCTACTATTTCTGGTGGCACTTGGACGAGCGTTAATGCCAATTCTTCTGTTGAATACAATTTGACTGGCACCGCAATATCTGGTGGCAAGTTGATTTCTTCTGGCTATTTTTCATCTTCCAATCAATCGACTCCTATTGCGAGCATCATCAGGCAAGCTCTATTCAGCCTGCAGCTCCAAAGAGATAGTTTTACTTCCACGCCAGAGACACTTTCGATTGCCGTCGCTTGTGACACTGCAACAAGTACCGCTTATGCCAGTCTTGACTGGGGCGAAATTACGCGCTGATTGATTCGCCCATTGTGTATTCCGAATTCGTGGAGTAGGCTTTGGGCTGACCATTTTCTTTTTATGGCCACCACACCTTCCGCCTCTGGTCCGATGAGGGCAATTGATCTCCTGCGCAAAGCCGCAAATTTTGAGCCTATTCGCCAAGAAATTACTCTTGGAAATGGCGATGAGTTTGTTTTTTACGTCGCTCCACTTAATGCCGCTGAGCGTGAAAAAGCGCAAAAAGATGGTGGCTCTGACAGCAATGGCTTTGCCATGCAGCTTTTAATTCAAAAAGCTCTTGATGAAAATGGCGAGCGCATGTTTAAGTCGGGCGATATTCCCGTCCTGAAGCGTGAGGTTGAAGATGAAGATCTTCAAAAAATGATCCTTTGTGTTCTTCGCCCCCGTGGCGGAAAGGATGAAGAGCCTGACCTGAAAAGCGCTTGAGAAAGAACTTGAGTCTGACAATAGGCTCATGTTTCAACTATCTCTAGCAGAGGAGTTGAAAATGACATTGACTCAATTAAAAAAGTCAATGACAGATGAAGAAATGCTCCTCTGGTCTGCGTACTTTCGCATCAAAAAACGTCGGCACGACAAGATGATGGAAGATGCGAAAAAGGGCGCAAGACGTAGGTAGTTAGCAGCCGTCCGCAAGGGCGGCTTTTTCTTGCCTAGCTAGACTGACCACAACTTCGGGTCGATCAAGTGGCTAGTTACGACGCCCAAATTAATTTAATTGTTGGTGGGCTCAGGGAACTTGACAGGCTTTCGGATCGACTTCGCTTAATTGAAAAGCAAATAGTTGATGTAAATAGGCTTGGCGTTGGCCCGCGTGGGCGAGACCCGGAAACGGGGCGATTTACATCCAACAGAGAAAACAGGGAAACATTTCGTCGTCTTCAGGAGATTTCGCAGCGCGAAGAACGTATTGCAAGCGCAAGACGTAGGCTGATAAAAGAACAAAATGATGAACTTACCAATCAAATTCTTCTTCAGTCCAGGCTAAATAGTGCTACTGATCTTTATCAGCGCAAGCTAGAAGAATTTAGTCGTGGCGGCTCTGGCGTAAAGTTAACCGATGAGCTGAAGAATCAAGTTGAGCAGATTAGGCGAGCTTTCGAGGAAGTAACAAATGGTGGAACCAAAAATCTTTCGCTGGTTAGAAGTCTTGCGACCGAACTCGGTAGGGTAGTTGAACGCCAGAATGAAATCAATAGGCTTTCAACCTTTCAGTCAAAAGCCTATTTTCAGGCTCAAAAATTTGAAAGGGAAATTGCTTCACTTCGTTCGCAGGGTGTAAATGTTTCTGCGTTTTCTGGCGTTAATCGTCAGTTGCGCGAGTACAGATCCGCAACTGCTCGTGGCTCTGAGTTTGAAGCAAATGATGCCGCAAGGAAAATCAAAGAAACCCTTGCTCGCATTGCAAGGGAATTTGAAGAAAGTCTTGCAAAAATCAAATCAGCAGAAAAGGCTGCCGCTTCATGGGAGAAATTTTTTGCAGAAGCTGCTGTAAGTAGTTTAAAAATTAAGCAGGACCAAAAAGACGCGGCTAGCAAATGGCAAGCGTTTTTTAATGGTGCTGCTGCTGAAGCGCTTGAAATAAAGCAGTACGCAAGAGACACGGCACGGTCCTGGCAAAACTTTTTTCAAGATGCCGAAGCAGAAGCTAGCAGACTCAGGAGTCAGCGACTTTCCAAGTTTGCTCAGCTTCGCGGCAATCCAGATGCCTATCAGGTAGAAGCAGGTCCACTTCCAGCTGGTCGTGCTGGTAGTCCTCGTTATTTTCAAGAAGCAATAGATCAACAGGAGCAGTTATTAAAATTTGAAAAAGAAATATCTCGGATAAGAGAGGACTCAATTAAAAAAACTCTTCAGATCGAGAAAGAGCAAATTGAAAATGCAAAACGACTCAAAAAACTGTATGGAGATATTGGTCGTGCAACTCTTGATGCTGTTACATTCGGCCAGGGTCCAAAAGTTGCGCGAGGTGCTCGCAACGCTGCGATTAGGGGTGGAATTGGTCTTGGCGCACTTGGCCTTGGCAAAGCCACTTTTGCAACTTCTGGCATTGCTGCTGCACTTGCAGAACAGGCGGCTACCAAGGCCACTGGATTCAAAGGGCTTGGAGTGCTTGATCCAGCCGCAGCCGTAGCAGCTTCAACCCAAGCAATTATCCAAACATTTAGCTCAATTGGAAATGCGGTAAATGATGCGCTTGGTGGTATACCTGGAATAGTTGCGGATATGCTTTCAGCAATTGGTCAAATTCCAGGCCAACTTGGACTTGCTGCAGTTGCTGCTTATGCATTCGCTCCCGCAATAAAGAGTGTTGGAGAAGGATTATTTAAGCTTGGAAAGGCCGCCTCAGAAACGAAAGCAGGTAAATCGCTTGATCAGTTTCTGACAAACATTAATCCGCTTGCAACAGCGGCATATGGAAGTATTGAGGCTCTTACGAATGGCCTTGATCAGCTTCGTGGCAAGGCGATTGATCTTCAGCAAATTGCAACCGAATCGAAAAATATTACCGATAATTTAAATAATCAATATAAACAACTTCCCCGCGCTCTTCCCGCCGCTGGTCAAACATCTTTTAAAGGTGAATACTCAGTCGATCCAAGGATTGGTGCTTTTACAATTGGCGGAGGAGTAAGAGCGCTTAAAAAACAAGTTGGCCCCGATATTGTAAATACACTTCAACAGGCATACACGAGCACTGAGTTTCTTGTTGACGCAACAGGGAAGTTTGTTGCCAGATCTGAAGAAGCTGCTGCCGCAACGTTAATGTTTGCGGAAAAACTTGGAAACACTGTCGGGGAAACTCAAAGAGCTAAAGAGCAAGCAAGTCAACTTGCCATAGAGCTTGCTAATACTGCCGCTGAGTTTGAACGTTTCAAACTTGATGCCTATGCAGAAAGTGCCAATGCGTACAGCAAGGCAGTTCTTAATCTGAATCGCACATTTACTGAATACGTGCTTGCCGGCGGGAAAGGAATTGATGTATCTAAACAGCAAAGTCAAGCCTATAGAGAGGCATCTGCGTCTGCCGCAGAATTAGCCAAGTCGCTTTCCGACATCACAAAAAATAGCCAGGCTCAAAGCATCGCTATTGATTTTGGCTATGAAAAATCTGATTTAGAGAAGCAATTAAGCGATATTCGGGCAGCCCAAGAATCAATAGGTCTGCAGCCAGTAAGGGAGCTTCCTCTTGCTATTCGCCCCGCCGACTTCTCCGATCAAGAAGTAAAGGCCAAAAACGTTGCTGATGACACGGCAAAATACGAGCGTGAAGTATCCAGGATTCTTAATGATTATGAAATTGATCTTCTGCAAAAGCAGTATGACGCTGAAATTGATTATATAGAAGCAGTTAATCGAAAGAGGAAAAACGAGGGCGACCGCTGGTGGGCTGAACAAGAGAAACGTCTTAATTCGTTGCCTGATGTCCAGCCAGAATCCTCTCTTAGTTTTGAGTCATCTCTTTCTGGAGCAGATGTTCGCAAAAAGATTTCGGAAATAGTAAGTAAGTTTAATCTTGCTGCTGCTGGCAAGGTTGAAACGCCCGCTGCTGATATTGCAGATAATGCTTCATCCAGTCTTGCAAACGGTTTACAGGATGGTATTCCGCGTGTTTCTTCTGCTGCGATAAGTCTTGGCAATTCTATCTGGAAGGGAATCAAGAAAGCCCTTAAGATGGCTAGCCCTTCTAAGGTAATGATTGAAATAACCAAAAATCTAGTTGATACTTTAATTTCTGAACTTGAAAAGCAATATCCAAGAATTGATGCTGCCACAAAGCGCGCATTCGGTCTAGAGGACTTGAAGGGTAATGTTAGGCAGCTAAAAGCTACAAACAAAGGCTTCGAGGAGACCTATCGTCCATCCACTGGGTATCGCCCGCTAGAAACTGGTGAAAGCATTAAAAATGCTAGCGATGAATTAAATGATACTTTCAATCGCTTCAAGCGTGAAATGGCCGCGCTAACAACGCAGCCAAAGATATATGAAAATCTATTAAACGCGCTTCCGAACTCTCGCCTCAACACTGACCTTGTTGGTGCTGCAAATCGTCGGGCGCTTGCCGTAGAAAACCTGCCTTCATTCCTGTCAACACAAAGAGAAATTGGCCCAGGTGAACTTGAAAATACAATTACTAAGCAAGTTGCTGAATATCTCCGTGAAGTTCGTGTTCCGAATCCCTGGACTGCAATTATTGGTGATTTTGATGATTTAATCAAAGAAGCGGCCAGGGTCAGCGAATCAATTAAGGGATCAGCGGAAAGTCTTGGCTCTATTAAAATTTCGGATCCTTGGATAAAAATCGCTAACAGTTATCAGAGTTCTATTTCGAGAATAGTTCTATCAACTGAATCACTTCAAAAAGCTACTCGCAACCTTGCCCTCCCCGGCACTCGCATTGCTGGCACTCTTCCTGCTGTCGCCCAGGCGGCTTCCAATGCTCGCCAGCAAAGAATTGATGCTGCTTATGAGCGCTCTGCGCAAAGGGCTCAGTCTGTCCTCGCTCAAGATGCGTTTA